CACTTGTTGAATCCAAAAACATTGGTGCGATTGGTGTTGGTGAATCCACTCTACCTCGTATCAATCACTTTCTTAATTTAATTGATATTAAAGATGAAGATTGGATGCCAAAATGTGATGCAACTTATAAATTGGCAATTCGTTATACAGACTTTCTATACGAAGGTTCATATTATTATGATGTATTAAGAGATTTCATTCGTCCATCTTTTAATCTTAATGATGATAAGATTGAGATTATGGATTTTCTATTTTTAAGTCATCTTGATCCTGATATTAAACTTACCGAGTTTTCTAAGTTCTTTGATGAAACCTATAAAATGGTTGAAGAAAATAAATTTACTGGTCCAGAAGATACAAGACTTAATTGGAGTTTTAAATGGGACAAAGGATTTCATTTAGATGCAAATAAATTTGGCCTTGCTTTAAAAGAAATTATTGCTGGTCCTAATGGTGTAATTCATATTCAAGATGATATTGTAAGAGTAGATGCGGAAGAAGATGGCACAATTATTCAAATAAAAACCAAAGACCATGGTTATTTGAAAGCTGACTTGTATGTTGATTGCACAGGATTTAAGAGTTTATTAAATTTCTCTGATTATGAACCATTCAATGATTTCTACAACGACAGAGCAATTACCGCAAATATTCCATATGTCGATAAAGACAAAGAATTACAAGTTTATACAAACTGCACCGCATTAGAAAACGGTTGGTTATGGAACATTCCTATTTGGACTAGAATTGGTGCTGGTTATGTTTATTCATCTAGATTTGTAAGTGATGAACAGGCATTGGTTGAGTTTAAAAATGGTTTAAGAAAAATTTATGGTGACCGTGCGGATGCCATAGAACCAAAATACATTAAGTTTCAGTCTGGTGTTCGTAAAGAACCTTTCCATAAAAATGTGGTATCAATTGGATTGTCTTGTGGATTCTTGGAACCACTCAATTCAACAGGCCTGATGTTGGCTCACGATAATATCATTCGATTAGTTTCCTTGTTATCCATGAAAGATGGAAGCATTAACCAAGTTGATAGACAAGTATTCAATAAAAATTGTCGTGACCAGTTTATTGCCATGAAAGACTTTATATTGTCAAGATATGCTTTGGCTAAGAGAAACGATACGGAATATTGGAAAACGATAACACAAAATACAAATTATGATATTGGTTCAACAGTATTCTCCAGTTTCAGTAATAGTATTAGAGATTATTATTATAACGATGAAAATTCAATGTATAATGGTATCCAACAAAAAGCATTAACCGGAATGAGTTATAATCCGATGCCCAAGTTCGTCATGCAAAAAATGATGGAATCAGGACAAATAAATATGGATAGATTGAATGAGATTAAAGATTGGTGGAATCGTAATCAACAAAAACAAGAAGTGATTACCAATACACTACCAACTCTAAATGAATATTTGAAACAGAGGATTTATAAATGAAGAATATCTATGAAGTATTTGATGAATTTGAAGAAGTAACAACAAAACAAGAACGACTAAAAGTAATCGAAAAGAATTTATCAAAAACTTTAGTCGAAGTTTTACAATTCACATTCCATCCAGGTTTTCAATGGAAAGTAAAAGAAATGCCAGACAACTATAAAGTTCCTGATACCAAACCAGGAATCTCTCGTTGCCAACTTTCTACGGAAATTAGGAAGTTGTATCTGTTTCAGTCCGGAAACACAACAGCAGAAAACTTATCCCCAAGAAAACAAAACGAATTATTGATTCAATTATTGGAATCACTTGAACCCCGTGAAGCTGAAGTTATTATCGGTATCTTTAAAAAAGACCAAGGTGTTAATGGTTTAGATTATGAATTTGTCAAAGAGGCATTTCCAAATCTATTACCATAATGATACAAAAAGACCGAATAATAGTTACCTGTGGTGAATTTGATCCTCTAACACATGAGGAACTCCAATTTCTCCGAAAGTGTAATATGAGAGGTGATTGGTTGATTGTTGGTGTTCATTCAGATTGGTGGATGATGTATTCTCGTGGAGGATTCATGCAAAGTTATGATACTCGCCGAGAGATTGTTAAATCACTTAAATGTGTTGATGAAGTTATGTCTTTCAATGATTCTGATGGCACAGTCTGCCAATTACTCAAAATTGTAAAAATTTGTTATCCTGAAGCTGAAATAATTTATGTTTCAGATATGGATATGGAAGATATGCCTGAAAAGAAAATTAAAGGCATTAAGTTTGAAACCTTGAAATAGGAGAAGTAAAGTGTCAAAATTTGTAGGAAAGTTTCGTAAGAACAGTAATTATAATGATGACTATCAATATCAGTCTTATAAACACACCAGACGAAATGACCACTCTGAAATGAAGAAGATGATTGCTCAAGCAGAAGCTTCTAATCGTGAAATTTATGAGGATATTGAAATCATGATTTCACAGGATGATAAAGATTAAGTTTACCACTTTTTTCTTGTAAATCTATTATAAGTATCGGTGTCCCCCTTTAAAATAAAGGTACCAATACCAACCTGTTGTATTCCAGCAACAGCTGTTGACAAAAACACAAATTCGTGTATAATAGGAACTCTTACTCGGAGTTTTTATTATGATTATTCATGGTTATATCCCCAAATCAAAAAAGCGTAAAGTTCCAAAACAAGTGAAGTTACGCCACGAAGAATGGATTAAATCGATTCAGGCAATATCACCCAAATCGAATTATACCATACCCAAAAAGATTTCCGTTGCAATACCACTTCCAAAAGTTCCTGCTGGTCGGGAAACTCCCCAATTTGTTTCCATAGATACAGGTTTTATACCTTGTACCAAAAAATCCCAACATTCCTATACAGGTGAGAAAATGAAAGGCGTGGCTACTATGCATAAGTCTAATGCTGTGCCTGTTTTTACTGATAATGAAGCAAAAGAAATTTCTAGCATGAGGAGATAATGTGAGTAATACACCAAATAATTGGAGTGATGAAGATTGGTATGAATTTGAGGAATATCTATCAGGTTTAAGTTGCCAGGAATTCGAAAATGAGTTAAAATTCATGGAATCACTTGGAGAAGCAAAGAAAAGTGGCAAAAATGTAGTTGTTATCGACCATCAATATGATATGTGAGTGAAAAATGTTACAAAAATGGGAAGAAAATCAGATTTATCGAGGAATTGACGAAATTATGTTCAATATGAGGCACATTCCTGCTCAGGATGTCGCTTATTTTCTCGTAAAATACAATCCGAATCTTGCGGAAGAGCTGGTTGCATCAATTGAGCAACAAATTTTTGATAAAAACGAAGGTTACAAGCATGAATCTTAAACATATTTGTATTTTTGGCACAGGTTCAGCAGGTTGGACTACTGCTTTGAGCCTCCGAAACTACTTGTATGATGTAAAAATCACGATAATCAATCCGACAAAGCATCCTAACATTGGCGTAGGCGAATCAACACAACCAAATTTAGTGGATTTGTTAAATTCTTCAGGTATCAACTTAGAAGATTTTATGAATGGCGTTGATGGAACACCAAAACACGGGATTCATTACAAAGGATGGAATCATAATCAAAAAGATTATTGGCATCCATTTACAACAATTAATTCCGCAGGATTTTATAGTAGGGCACATTACTACTTACAGATGAATAAAGTAAGTCCTGAGAAATTTCCTTTAGTTGACTATTATAAGAGAGTTCATCCATCTTATACATTGTGTGTTGAGAACAATATGGGTTCAACCGAAATGCCTTATGCATTACATATTGATGCTGACAAGTATGCTCGATACATCAGAAAGTATCTTGGTAATAGTGTTACTGTATATGATGTTGATGATATAGAAATTAATGTTGAAAACAATCAAGTAAAAAATATTGTATGTGATGGTTTTCCTATTGAAGCAGATTTATACATCGATTGTTCTGGTTTCAAAAGATTATTAATTGGTAAATTAGAAGGATTGATTGAAGATGATTATGAAGGCAATGTAAACACGGCACTATTTTACAGAATACCTTATGATAATGATATTAAACCTTTTCCTTATACTAGAGCAGAAGCTTGGGAGAATGGTTGGGTGTGGTCAATACCATTAACTAGTCGTATGGGTTCTGGTTGCACCTACAATGATAAGTTTTGTACCGAAGAAGAAGCTAAAGAATTTTTCAACCAATATTGGGGTGGAAAATTAGATAAAGATAAAATCAGAAAAATATCTTTTTCTTCTAAGTCATTGAAGAATCCTTGGATTTCAAATGTTGTTTCAATTGGATTGTCATCAGGTTTTGTTGAACCATTGGAAGCAACAGGTATTGCTTGGTTTGTTACTTGTTCAAACATTCTAGGTAAAATATTAAAAAATAGATATTACAATGAAGATGTGGCCAATACATATAACCATCTAATAAGAATGTATGTTGAGGATGTCCAAGATTTCGTTGATGTTCATTATATGTTAAGTAATCGTAGAGATTCTGAATTTTGGAAATATCAAACATCGAGAAGTAGAGATGAAAGATTGTTAGCGAGATTAAAACAATATAAAGAACAGATGCCAAATAGGAACAATAGAAACACCACATATCCTTGGGCATTTAATGAAATATCTTGGTTAGATATTTTAACTGGTTATAATTTTGAGTATGATAAGATTGATATTCCTTTTAATGAATCAACTTACTATTCAAAAGAATTGTATAAAACACTTTAGGAGAAAAAGATGACTGATGGACATTATATTTGGTTAGATGCCAAAACTGATGACGAAGAAATTCCCGCATGGAAACGATTAGATATTGTTACTCGAAAATGGGCAGTATTATCACAGTTTGAAAAAGACCAAGAAAAGTATTCAGAATTACAGGCAGAATTTAAATGAAATGTAAAAAGTTAGGTAAGCAACTTTTGTTGTTTACTTTCAAAACACAGAAAGAGATTACCACAACTTTTTTCCGTATGGAAGAATATTATGAATCTCCCATCAAAGGTTTGTTTCAAAGCAAATTTGATGTTTTTGATTTTATGTTGAAATCTATGGACGATGATGGTCGTATTGATTACTTCTCTAAATGGATTGGATTTAATATTCCTGGACATTCTATTATAGAGTGGGCTGATTTGCATTGTCCAGATT